GTATTTTTGTGTCAATTTTACAAACCCTGCAACAGAACCTAAGGAAGAAGAGGATACATACAAAGAGCAACAACGTTATAGAAGATTACAAGAATACATTAATTATGGAGTTGATTAGATGGAATATGTTATCGTACTACTTCTGATATATCTAATCTTTAAAGATGTTATCAGAGAAGAGATTGAGTATCACAGAAGCAAGAGAAAGCAACCTGAAAAGACAAAAGAAGAACTAGAGAAGGCAAGACGACAAGAAGCAATCGAAAAAGAACTAAACAGTATTATGGACTATTCAGTCGATACTGCAATAGACAGCCGAAAGAGGTGAAATAATTGGAGAAAACAAGTAAATGGTACTGGGAGAAGTATGAAAAGGGAATATCTTACAACAGCAGTTTTAGACCTAACAAGAACTACTATGAATCTGTTAAGGTATGGAACGCATTTTATAATGGCGACCAATGGACTGGACTAGAGGGCGACCAAAAACTACCACATCCTGTATTTAACATTATAAAAAGAATAATCGAGTTTATGGATGCTTCACTTACAAGCTCTAACATAGCAGTAAACATAGAGCCTTTGGAGAATACCGCTGTTGAAGGTGAGCAATACCAGCTAGGCGACTTCATGAACGCAGAGATAAAGAACATCTTTGAAAAGACAAACTTTGAGTACAAGGTTAAAGAAGTTCTAACAGATGGTGCTATAACAGGTGATATGTGTTTCCATACAGTATTTGATGCAAAGAAAAAGGCATACAGAGGTCAAAACATTCTAGGAGAAATCGAGATAGAGCTAATCGATGCAACTAACGTGCTATTCGGAAATCCTAATATTAAGGATGTAGAAAAACAGCCATACATAATTATCGTAGGCAGAGATACAGTACAAAGACTAAAAGAAGAAGCAAAAGGAAACAAAGACGACATTAAACCTGATACAGATACAGACTATCAGACAAGTGATTATGCAGAAACAGAGATAGAAGGCGATGAAGAAGGCAAAGCATTATATATCCTTTACTACTACAAGAAAAATGGCAAGGTATTCTGCACAAAGACAACCAAGGATGCGTTTATCTTTAATGATGTAGACATGAACATCGAGAGATACCCAATAGCATTTGCAAACTGGTACAGACAAAAAGGCACGTATCATGGCAGAGGTGTTGTAGAAAGTGTATGCCCTAACCAAATATCAATAAACAAGCTATTTGCAATGGCAATATACCACCAGATGATGACAGCCTTCCCACCAATGGTAATAGATGCCGACATGATAGATTCAATTAACAATGAAGTAGGAAGTTTTATCAAGATAAAGGGTTTAAAGAACTCAGGAAGAAGTTTCAGAGACATAGCTGGTTACTTAACACCTGCACAAATGAGTGAATGGATCATAAAGATAATAGACCTATGCTTCCAATACACAAAAGAGTGCTTAGGAGTATCTGATGCATCACTAGGACAGATAAACCCAACGAACACGAGTGCTATCATAGCAGTTCAAAAGTCAACCGCAGTACCACTAGCAAACATCAAGGACAACTTATACCACCTAGTAGAGCAAGAAGTGCTAATCCTAATCGACATGATGGCACATAAATACGGTGTAAGACCTGTTGTAATGACAGACGATGATGGAAACAGACAACTAATAAACTTTGATTTTAGTCAATTGGTCAATATGGACTTAAAGACAAGCATAGACGTAGGCGAAACATCATACTGGAGTGAAATATCTTCAATGCAAACAATGGATAACCTACTTGACAGCGAAAGAATTGAGTTTATTGACTACTTAGAGAGAATGCCAAATGAGATTATCCCACAAAAAGCAGAACTAATCGCAAAGATAAAACAACAAGTTGAAATGCAACAAGCACAGCAACAAGCAGTACCACAAAACAACAATGCAATGTATGAGCAGATGGCACAATATATGGATACATTACCAATGGAACAGCAAGCACAAATAAGAAGCATGCCACCTGAACAGCAAGAGAACTATTTACTAAGCCTAATGCAACAGCAGGTATAACAAGAACATCCTAAGTCTAAGAGCAATCTTAGATACTGGGGTGTTCTTTTTATATAAATTTTTGCTACCAACCATAGTAGCGACCGCCAACCATAGCGGAGAAGGAGTTATATATGAACGAAGAAGAAGATATCATTTTTCCTGATGATGATTTAGAAGTAGACACACCAGCCGAAACTAAAGAACCTGAGGAGAAAGCAGAGGAAATTAAGGAACAGGTAAACCAACCTGAGAAACCAGAAGAGCCTCAAACACCAGAAGATGAAGACAAGAAGGTACTTGAATACTTAAACAGCAAAGGTCTTATCAAGTTCAATGGTGAAAACGTGCAGATTAAGGACTTGAATGATTTAGTGTCTAACTATCAAAAAGGACTTAATTATGACCGCTTAACGCAGAAAGAGAATACTGTAATGGACTACATCAAAGAGAAAGCTAGTTCTTTGAATATAAGTCCAGAAGAGTATATCGGTCGTGTTAAGAGTTATGAAGAGCAGAAGAAAAGAGAAACACAAGAAGCGGACATTCAAAGATACGTAAACAATGGTGTTGATGAAGCTACCGCACGTGAGATTATTCAAACGAAACTTGCAAGAGAAGAGTTTGAAAGAGAGAAAGCCGAGTATCAGAAAAGACTTGCCGAGGAAGAAAAGAAATCAAAAGAAGATGCTGAGTATGTCGAATTTATAAAGACACACCCAGAGGTCAAAGTTGATGAGATCCCACAAGAAGTTTTTGATATGTCGAGAGATATTGGTATAACTGCTGCTTACAACCAATATGAGAATAGATTATTAAAAGAAAAAATAAAACAATTGGAGCAAGCCCAGAACAACGCATCTAGTTCGCCAGTAGGTCTCACTTCTGATGGAAGTGCTGTAGACCAAGCGAGCAAGGATGCTTTTTTAGAGGGCTTTGACTCCGAATAGAAAGGATGATTTAATATGCCACAAAACACAGCTTTAAAATATTCATCTAAAGTAGATGAAAGATTTAAATTAAAAGAATTAACAGGTAACGGATTAAACACAGACTATGATTGGAATGACGTAGACGAGATTAAAGTATACAGCATCAATACTGTACCTCTAAACGACTATGTAAAATCAGGTTCTAGCAGATATGGAACACCTGCAGAACTAGATGACACAGTAAAGAGCTACAAGCTAACAACTGACAAAGCATTTACATTCACTATTGATAGATTCTACAAAGATTCACAAATGAAAGCTAAAGCAACAGGAAAAGCTCTAGCAAGAGAAATTGATGAAGAAGCTGTACCATTCAAAGATAAACAAAGATTACTTGTATGGACAAAAACAGCTATTGCAAATTCTAACTTCCAAACAGCTACTCTAAGTAAAACAAATACTTATGAGAAACTATTAGGAATGCAAGCTGCACTAGACGAGAAAAAGATACCTCTAACAAACAGAATTATCTATGTAACACCTGCTGTTGCAAACTTCTTAAAACTAGATAGCTCATTCATTAAATCTGGTGACCTATCTCAAAAGATGTTAGTTAAGAACCAAGTTGGTGAAGTTGACGGTATCCCAGTAGTAAAAATTCCATCAACATACTTCCCACAAGGAGTAGATGCTTTACTTGTATATACAAAATCTACAATGTCTCCACAAAAATTAAGAGACTACATCACACACCACAACCCAGTAGGAATCAATGGTGATTTAGTTGAAGGTAGATTTATGATTGATACATTCGTATTAGAGAACAAGAAGAACGGTATTATTGGTATCGGTGCTTCAGTTCCAAGCCACTTTGTAACAATGGATTCTGTATACAAGACAGGAGTAGATTACTATTCTGAATCAAACGGAACATATACAAAACTTGTAGCAGGCACAGACTACACAGTAGGCGATGCTATCACAGGAACAGTATACGAGAAATACTAAAAACGATGGGGAGAGCAATCTCCCCTTTCTTTTTGAAAGGTGGTTAAAACAAAATGACATGTCATGAAATATACGATATAACGATGGGCTTAATGGATGAAATGATAGATAACACTACGATAGAACAAGTGCCAAATCCAGACTATCCATCGACAAAAGACTACCAAGCAAGAACACCAGGAATATTAACAATCTTGCAAACAGACGTAGTAATGTTTCTAAAAGCTAAAGGAATAGATATAGATTCGCTACCAAGACTAGAAACAATGGAGGACAACGTAGACCTAGATGACAATATATGTATGGGTGTACTTCCTTATGGACTTGCTGCACGACTTCTAGGTCAAGAAGATACAGCGATGTCATCTTATTTTAGCCAACTTTACAGTAGCGGACTAGCAAGTGCAGCAGAGAGTTCAGACGACAAACCAAAAGGCAAGCAATATCCTGGTAACAACATATATGGGCTTATGGAAGCAGGTGATTAACGGTGGCTTATATGATTACTGATGGGCGACCATCAATAACTACTATAAACAACTTTCTAGGCTTGAACATGAATGAAACAGGCGAAACACAATTAAAGCTAGGCGAAGCAAGTGCAATGCAGAACTTCAGGATAACTAAAGATTACAAGCTAGAGAAAATGAACGGATATGAGCAAATTTACAATCCGAATAATAGAATACGAGCTATGTGGGTAGGCAACTTACGAGGAACAGATATGACAATCTACGTAGCAGGCGGCAAGGCATACAGGAATGGAAATCAGCTAGGCACACTAACCGATGATGTAACGAGTATTTACGAATTTAATGGTATACTATACTTCTTAAACGGACATGAGTACAAGTTTTACAATGGCTCTATATTTGGAAACGTTGCAGCATACATTCCAACAATAAAGATAAGTTGCACTCCAGCAGGTGTAGGCGATGATTACGAGCCAATAAACCTAATTAGTGATTACAGAAAAGTAAGCTTTAGTGCTGATGGTACTTCAACAGAGTATTTCTTGCCAGAGACAGATATAACGATGTACGCAAACCAAATATGGATTAACGGAGTAGCAACAAATGCTTGGACTTATGCAGGTGCAACAGGAAAAATAACCTTTACTAGTGCACCAGCACAAGGAACTGACAACGTAGTAATTCAATACAAAAAGAACGATGTTCCTACTTCACTTGCCGAGAATATAACCAAGAATAGATATGCTCAAAAGTATGGTCTAGCAGACGATACAAGAGTATTTTTATATGGCAATCCTGATGCAAAGAACAGGATCTATTTTAGCTCTATGGCAACTAATTGGCAGACTGCTGAATACTTCCCAGCAACCAACTTTATAGACGTAGGAAGCTCAAATACTTCTGTAACGGATATATCAAGGCAGTATGATAGGCTAATAATCTCTAAAGAAGATGAAACGTATTATGCTACGTATGATGCAATAACAGACACTTCTGGAGAAACAATCATAACCTTCCCAATGTATCCGTTAAACAAATCGCATGGTATGGTAGCAAAAGGTCAAGGACAGGTCTTAGACAACTATGTAACGACCTTAGACAGATATGGGATTATCCAATGGGTAAACACGCAGAGTAAAGACGAAAGAAACGCAAAGCTAATCTCAGAACGTGTAAACGAGTGGTTACAAAGCCATGATTTAACCAAAGCAGTAACAATGGATTACCAGGAGCAAAAAGAGTATTGGATAGGCATAGACAATGAGGTTCTAGTCTATAACTATGAGAACTCGACATTTTACTTGTTAAATCTACCTGATAATGTAAGAGCCTTAACAACATTCAAGGGAATTATATATCTAGGCACAGACAAGGCAGTAATGAGGTTCAAAAAAGACTTAACAACGTACAATGGTGAAACAATAGATGCAGAATGGCAAGGCGGTTTCTACGATTTTGAAGCGGAATACAAGCGAAAGACAATGAGAATCTTATGGATAACAGTCAAGCCACAAGAAAAGACCTACATGGCAGTAAACTATATAACCGATAGAAATGTAGGCATGAATGAAAGAGAAATTTCAAGTCAAACATTTGCGTACCAGTTTTGGAACTACGCAGATTTTACATATAACGCAAACATACAAGTAAAGCCTTACAAAATAAAGCTAAAGGCTAAGAAGTTTGCATTTTTAAAACTAATAATAAAGAATGACAAACAAGACTATAAGCTAATCGTAGACACAATATCAATACAAAAGGCTTATGGCGGATTTGTTAAGTAGGAGGTAAGAATATGAGTTTTACAAGGTCGACAACAAACACGACAGTACATCAGAATATGCCTGACTATCCTTCTGGAGAAGGTTACACGACATCACAATTAAAGACAGCCTTTGATGCTCCTGCTACTGGTCTAAAAAGCGACCTAAATGGGCTTATGACAGAGCTAGAAGATACATCAAGTGCTTCTAACATAGGAGCAGCAGCAATAGTATCAGGTGATGACTCTGACGGAAACGTGCAAGCTAAATTAGAAAAACTACAAGAAGAACTAGAAGGTATTGCACTAGGTTCTATTCCTGATGGATCTATCACGCAAGCAAAAATAAATGGAACTTATGAGGCAACACTAGCAAAGAAAAACGGAACTTTGCAAACAAATCTTAACACAGAAAAACTAAACGGAAAAACTGAAGCACAGCTAAAGAGTGCTTTTTTGACAATGTTTAACCCAACAACAGTTAGTTTCACAGCCCTTGCACCGAACTCTGGTACAGCTACGGAAACAAAATCAATATCAACAAGTGGTGCAAGGTATTACCTTTTAGTAAACACTTATTATAAGGTGATTCTATACGATGCTAAAACACAAAAGTTTGTCTTTTCAATTCCAATCGATGGTGGGCAAGGATATTCAGATGGATATGCGGTCAATACCACAAGCATAAAACTATATGGTATATCATTAAACTCACGTTCTAGTATGACATTATCTGCCACATATAGTTCAAACACGCTAACATTAAAGGCAACTAAGAATAGTACAAGTATGAGTTCACAGGCTGAAGGCGGAACACCTGCTGGAACAATTACGGTGTTCGAGCTTGGCGGAATGGTCTAGGAGGTGAAACGGATGCCATCATTATTATTAAAGAAAAAAGTAAGCGACACTGCAAGCAAAGTAAGCAAAGCAATAAACAACACTAAAAGTAGTGGAATGTCTACATCAGAAGTAAAAGCACTTGCAGAAAGCAGAAAGACACCTACTGGAGAAATAAACGATTCTAACATTCGAGAAGTGGTATTTACTCCAAAGGAAAGCACAACAAATAGAAGCACAATATCGGCAGGTGGTGGAACATCAACAGACTATGGAACGTACAAAGATGACCTAAACAGATTAACTAAAGCACAAAGGCAAGCACAAGTAGACCAACTAAAAGCTGCAAGAACTAAAGCACTAGCTAATTTGGATGCACAAGAGCAGACTATTAAACCTTACTACCAAAATGCAAGGAACTTAACATCCGCTTCTTCTCAACAAGGTGCTAGAAACTTTGCAGAATACTTGGCAAATAGAGGACTTTCAAATAGCGGTGCAGCAGCACAAAGCGAAATAAACAGGCTATCTACATTACAAAACAACCTAGGCAACCTAAACACAGCCGAAGCAAATGCTTATAGAGATATAGCTAATCAACGTACTGCAGTAGAAAACGATTATGTTGCAGGACTTGCTAACGCAAATAATGCTATAACCAATAACTACTACAACAACTTACTAAACTACAATGAACAACAAAGACAAATGGTACAAGCATTGCAAAACCAAGCACTAGGTCAGTATGCTAATGACTACCAAGCAGAAATAAACAACTTACTAGCACAAGGTTATTCTCCAAATAGCTTAGAGGTGTTACAACTTCAAGCACTAAGAGGAAACAAGTCAAACAACCTATACCAAGCAGGACAAAGTAATGCTCTAGCAAATATACAAGCAGGAAACATTAACTATAACAATGCAGCACAAATGGGAATGACAATCCCACAAGCTCAGGAATACTACAACAACTATGTAGCACAGCAACAAGCAACAGCACAAGCACAACAAGAAGCATTACAAAGAGAGATAGCACAGCAAGAATGGAAG